CCATTAGGTTTTTTACGTGCTCAAATAAAGTTACGTTTAATATTTTAGCCAAATTTATTGCCGATATAAACCTACCGTCTGCTCCTTGTAGTCCTGCTATCTTTGCAGCTATATCAACTTTACCTGATTTTTTAGTTTTTGTAGTTTTGTTTAAAAAACCGTTAGATAGCATATCTTTAGATAAAACTCCAGATATAATATCTTCTATACGTGTAACAGCGGCAGTTAGTGCTTTATCTGCTATTTCTTTTTCAGTAGCATCCGGCATTTTGTCTTTAAACCTAAGCTCTAGAGTACCTTTAAGATCTAATCCCTTGGATACTACATCTACTAAAGTTTTGGCAGGTAAAGTATCCCCACCCCTTCCTATAGCTTTTTGAAGTATAGCCTCAAACGTACTCATAGAACTTTATACAAATCTAACATAAGTTTTATTTGTGGAGGTACTAATGTAGGAGTAGGGCTTGAACTGCTCTCTCCGGTACTAGAGGTTATCTTTGTAGAAAAACTACCCTTATTAAAATAGCTAACCAATTCATACGCTGAAATAACTAAATCTGCAGGAGGCGTAGTATAGCCGTAAGTATAATCTATTTCTATAGCGTTTCTAGTGGTTGGGAACGAATCTACCGCTTCTATCGTGCCGACCGCTAGGTCAACGTAATACTTTGTAGGGTCTAGGTCAACACCGCTTACAGATACTCTGGTTACCGCGTTTAGTGCGGGGTGAGGTACTAATACCTCTAACTCATTGTCTGAAGTGGCTTTTGCTCCAACAACTGTAACTTCTTCAAAACTTAAAGAACAATAATTTTCTACAAAAGTATTAACGAAGGCTACCAAAGGCTCTAGTTTCTGATCATTGTTAGGGGTTTTTAGATCTTTATAATCTTTGTAACCCTCTAATGTAATTAATGCCATTTGTTTTCTCCTAATAAAAAAGCCCCGCCCGAGACGGGAGGGGCCTTTTTTTGTTCGATATCAGTTATTATTAAGCTGCTGCGAACTTAAGAGATACTACACCTTTACCATTACCAGTAGAAGCTACGATCAATGGCTCTAAGTTAAGTCTTTGAGTAGCAACAAATACTGTTCTATCTGTCTCAACATCAAAATCACTACGTACTGTAACACCACGTTGACGTGGAACTACGAAGTTACTTGCATTACAGATAACTGCGTAAACAGAAGCATTTGCTCGTGTTGCAAACTCGTTAGATACTAGAACTCGCATACCGTAGATATTGCCAACTTCACCAACTAATTTAGTTGCGTTATTCTGGCCAACTTGCTGTACATCAGCCCACTCTGAATCTTGAATAAGATCCCAGTATGCGTCTTGAGATATAATAACATATAATTGATCGAGGTTGATACCATAAAGACCTAAGCCTCTACGTGCTGCTAAGATTTCTTTAGCAGTTACTAAAACAGTCTTATCTGCTTTGGCAAGAGTAGTAAAAGTTTGAGCTGCTACAGCATTTGCTTGAGTAGCTAGACCTTTAGGCTTACCATTACCGTCTCCGATTAAGAAAGCAGAGTCGATTGACTTGGCGTGTGCTTCAACAAGATGTGAGCGTAAGATAGGAACTAGAGCGATAATTGTATCTTCTTCAGTTTCTTCAGTTAAGTAAACTTTAGCAGCTAACTTAAAAGTTTTAAGTGTACGTTCAGTAAGAGCGATAGCTAACTCACCGCCTGTACGAGCTACATCAGAACCGTCAGCAAGTGCTGATGCTGCAACCCATGTTGCTGTCTGAATATCAGGATTTACTGGGATAGTCATTGAGGCAGAAGACATAGACATTTCTGCAAACAAAGGAGCAACTACTAGAGCAGCTTGGATGTCGCGTGCTAAGTTAGTTGAGAAAGTAGTTTCGTAACCGTCAGAACTAACTTCAAGGCTAGATTGAGCGTTTACGGCTTTGATACGGCTACCAAAATCTGTCTCAAACATACCAACTTTTTTGATTGCGCTAAGGAAAACTAGTTTATCAGCATCTTCGCCGTGTTGCTTCTCAGAGGTAGCTCCACGCATGCCTTTAGTAATAGTACTAAGACCAGGGTTGTTACGAGCTGCAACTACCTGAGCGATCTCTTCTTTAAGAGCAACGATCTGGTCGTGGTTGGTTTTAACCATTTCTGCAAAAGCAGCGTCTTTCTGTCCCATAGTGTTTTCTAGGTCAGCGATTAGAGACTTAGCAGCTTCTGTTGCACTAGATTTGATTGCTAATTCTTTTTGGGCATTAGCGTCGGCTTCTTTTTGTGCTTTCTCTACTGCGGCTGTTTTAGCAGCTTCAGCTTCATTGAATGCTGCTTTTACGCTAGCATTGATATCAGCTTGGCTGTCCAGCTTCATTTGAGCAGCCATTGCCTGCATTTCTTCAAGAGTCATTATTATTTCTTCCTTTTTATCGCCTTCTGGCGTTAAGTTAATTTTAAACTTCTCAAAGTCTTGAGAGTCCATACCTTTTGAAACCGAAAATACCGAGTCCTGGTTGCAGGGAACTGATACTACCGAAATTTCGTGTAATTCTACTGATTTAATAAAGTAAGTATCTGTAACATTATCATACTCTGCATCCAATATATTGAATCCAACGCTAAATGTTGTAAGTACTCCCTCTTTTATTAGATCGTAGATTGCTCCAGCACCTTTACTGATACTGGCTTTAATTTTTAATCCCATCTCTGTGACGCTCCAATCAACCATTTTGCCTATTGGCTGTTTATGGTCGTGGTACGCTAAGATAATTGGATTTTTTAAATAGTTATTTAATGCTGATGGTGCTTCCCAAGCTGTGCTAGGGATAACGTCTCCAGCCCTGTCTTTAGTTACTGTGTTAGCAAAGCCTTCAATAACTAAAGTGTCTGAGGTTTCATCAATAGCTTTTACGCTATTGATCATTCCTAGTAATTTAGTGTTGTAGTTCATTTTTTCTTTGTCCTAACCGCAGTTTTAGTAACAGCTGATACCATAGGTTTTGTAACTGTAGGTGCTGCTTTACGTTTAGTACCACAAAACATAGTGTAGGCTTTTTCAAATTCTGCCCAATTTTTGTATTGTTTTATAATAACAGCCGTATTTGTAGGGCTAGCTACTGTAGCATTATATAAAAGTCTGCTAGGCGTGTCTTGTCCGAACACTTTATAAATCTTTTCGAATAAATCCATCATGTATCTTCTCCTGTGGGTTTTCCGCCCTCTTCTCCCGAAACTCCCGTAGCAGAACCCGCCACGTTTGCTGGGATTCTGATTTTAATCATATCCTCTTCGTCAATTGCAGGAAGTCTAAGTATAGCACGACCTTCATTTCCTGTTATGATACCATTATTAACTAGAGCTGAAACTCTTTCGGCTTCCGCTTTTAAATCTGGTATCAAAGAGGGTACTCTATGCGTAGTAAGCTGAATATCGAAAGCAAAAAATAGCTCTAAAGCTGATTCAAACTTTCGTAACATAGGAAGTATATTAGTATAAAACAATAACTCCAAGTTAGGTTTAATATTAGCATTATTACCTGAGTTTAGTAAGATAGGTGGTACGCCTAAGGCATAACAAACTTTATCTTCTAGGCTAGTAACACTTTCGGAAAACGCCATTTCTCTGAAGTTAGAGCTGCCTGTAGTTTTAGCAGTTAAACCTCCGTCTAGAATTAGTGGCTTTCCGTGCCCTCGCTTAGGATTGTATTTAGTAATCCATTCACGTTCCTGTCGTTCTTTGAACTTTTTACTTAATATCTGGTCAGTCTCAATAATAAGCCCTATTGCAGCACCATTATCAAAGAATTTTTTCTGGAAATCAATCATAGCTTCTCTAGTCAATAAAGAACCCATAGCGCTGTTTAACCTAGAATCGCCTCTATACACAGACCTAGTACTATTATCCTTAACAAATATTACCTGCTCTGGTTTATAGTCTATTTGCCCATTATATATAAATTTATTTATATAACCTTTGCTGTCTGGAATTATCTCCATAGCACAAGCAGGTAGATGGTAGAATGACGTACCATCAAAATGGATGAATGCGTTGCCGTCTATTAGAAAATCCATCAAGACTAATCTTCGAAAAGTGCTAACGTCCATATAGGGGTTTGGTCTAAAGTTTAATAACTTTGATAATGTAACACCTCTAGTATTAGGGTATTTACCTGTGAAGGCTAAGGTACTACCTATGTCGTAATCGACTAAGGCCGAATTGTCTACTAGCAAGTTTATACATCTATTGACTACCTCAACTAATTCATAACTATTTTGAATTGTGTTTAGTTTGGTTTGAGTACTTGCTATATTTGAGCCTTCTTCCCTGGCAATGACTGCCTGGGCGGGATTTAGCTTCTCTTTTATTCCTTCCCATAGGGACATATTTGGCTCCTTATATTAACCTAGAAAACCTGTCAGAATTATCAGGGTTAACTATAAACTTAGAAAATCGACTAGTAGATTGAGAGTCAGCATCCTTGCCGTGTATTCTTCCATGAATCTTTTTCACCCAAGCTTCTTGTTTACCTGCACTAGCTAGTGTAGGCTCTCTGCCGTAGATTCTGTGTAGTTCTTTATGATGTTTGTTGCAAAGGGTTACAGTATACTCTACCAAATCTACCCAGTTATCTGTATAAAACTGGTCTCTCATTGCTAGTACCTCTTCGTCGGTACTGATAGGTATATTGCGGTCTTTGCAGTAATTTTTTAATAAGATAGAAACTGTTGTGTAGTGGTGTAGTTCTAGGTCTTCCGTAGTACCACAACAAGCACATTTCGTATCTTTTTGATAGTTGGACTTAATCCCATCTCGAATATGCCGTGTGGCTGTTCGTTTATTATCAGCTCCAGTGTTAGCTGCCATTTACTTTCTCCATCTCGAATATACATTATTATACTGTGTCACACTTCAAATGTAAAGCTGTGATTTTTATTTCAGCACTATATAACATAACTATACAAAGCATAACGCAAAGCATCTCCTAGGTGAGAGAATTGATCGTGCTTAGGTTTCGGGTTGATTAATGAAGGGTTAGGGTCCCACCTGTAGTTAGCTAGCATAAGTATTACATTTATACAGCTTTCGTCTACGGTTACTTTGTCGTTCTCAAACAATCCTTGCACATAGCTAATTCCATCTAGTACTGACTTGTTAGCTTTGTTCGACGGTAAGTCATACATTGCAGCTAAATCTTGTCTGAACTGAGCACTAGCAGGGTCACAAAATACTATATCTACGTCCCAGTCGTCAAACGCCTCACTGAACGCAAACGCGTGTTGTTTAGTGGTTCTCTCGTTTTCTTGGTAATCCCACACGATATAAAAATGATCTGCTTCTGTATCGTAAACTATAACTAAAGCACCAGTATGATCCTTATAGCCAGGATCTATTCCCATTATGTTCTCGTACTTATATGAGTTCTCTTCCCAAGCCATGTCGCTTAGATCACGGGTGTGCTTCTCTTCATCAAAGCCTTCGTATATTTGTCCTTCGAACGTAGCAAAATCTGCTTCATACTCTTGCTTAAATTCCGCCTTACTCATTGAGTTCCGGGCGTCTATAATATCGTTACCTACGGTACGAGGGTTATCTCTATACGTTGAGTGAATCGATACCCAGTTTGGGTAGTTATCGGAAAATCCTCGTTGGTAGAAGTCATAAAAGTAATTAAGACCACGAGGCGTTGAAATGAAGATACATTTACTGTTTGCTTTGTCCAGTGTTGGACGTAGCTGTACGTTGAATACAGAAGCACCGTTGTTTTCTAATGCTGCTTCATCCACTAATATTAAGTCGTATGAGTGTCCAACTAAACTATCAGGGTTGTTGTAAGATCCAAACTTAATCATCGATCCGTTTTCTAAGTGAATCTCACGTATTGCTTTGTTTTTAGATTCGATTTCTATCTCGAAATCTTTTAGCATCAATACCTGCTCATTCCAAGATATATTTGTCAGTGAAAAGTTGGGTGATACGATTAGTATCTTTGCTTTAGGTTCTAAAGCTTTCAAGAATGCTAGCGTATTTGAGATGTAGGTCTTGCCTGTTCGCCGCGATAAGCAAGCTACTACGAACCTATGCTGGGGATTATTTATTGCGTTAATCAAAGCGATCTGTGGCGCGATGGGCACAACTTCTCTCAAGGCTAGGAAGTTACCTACGGGTAGCTTTAAGAATCTCTCTTCAACTGGATATTCATCCAAAGTTTCGAAGTTAATATAATCTCTACTTACTTGCATCTGTGCTAGCCCCTAGTATCCTATCTAGCAATGAGTTGTATTTATCTCCGCCATAGCTATTGTTCTGTTGGATCGCTATCAGAGGTGAGTCTTTCTTCTCTCCAGCTTCTAGCAATTTAAGTTGCATTGCCATTTGATCCATGTTGAACTTGTGCATCTTCTCCATAATTTCTATAATATCTTTACTAGAGCCTAGCCCAGTCTCATCCATTTCTTCTAGCTTTGATTGCAGTACGGCATCCCACACTGCTCCCATCTTGTCTCTGTTGCGAAAGCCGCTCTCATTGAAAAGTCTATCAATGTAGTTGCAAACCTCTCGTTTGCTTAAATGCCTTGTTACTTCATCTAATGGTAGTCCTAGTACTTGGGCCGCTTTTGCAGAATCACTGCCATTTTCAAGGTAAGCATGTGCGATCTCAAGGCCCTCGGGGCTTATTAGTGTAATCTCTGTTGTCATAATGTTTCTCCTATATACTGATACTATACAGAAAAGTGCTAAGTTTGTCAAGGATTTTTGCTATCTTATGGGGCTGCTCGTGGTCTTGGTTAAATTGGGTAGACTTTCGTAGACCTTCGTAGACTTTCGTAAATCTTCGCA